GGTGAGTGAGGAAGTGGGCTAGGTATTGAGAACAGAGCGTTTACAGTATGCCATATAGGAAGGGGCAGAGCGGCAACCCTGGCGGACGCCCCAAGAAAGACAGGGAATTCACGCAACTCTTAGAGAGACGCGGCGCGCAAACGTTGGAAGTGGACGGCAAGCGCGTGGCGTCCAAGCGCGTTCTGGCTGACATGGTATGGGACGCGGTGCTAACGGGGATTATCAAGTTTCCTGACGGGACCGAGTTGAAGCTGAAGCCGCTGTACTGGGTAGACCTGACCAAGTGGATGTATGGGCAGATTGACGGGCCGCCCAAGAGCGAAGTGAACGCAACGCACTCAGGGGAGATACTCGTTCGGGTGATGTATGACGACGTTGACATTGATACTGCCGCGCCCACATTCAGCGCAGAGACAGGTGATTAGAGAAGCGCGGCGGTTCAACGTCCTGGCCTGTGGGCGGCGGTGGGGGAAAACACGGCTGGGCATTGACCGCCTGATACGGCCCGCTCTAGAGGGTAAGCCTGTGGCCTTTTTCGCGCCGACGTACAAGATGATGAGCGACGTGTGGCGGGAGACGTACAACACGGTCCAGCCAACGGTCAAGCGGGTGAGCGCGCAGGAGCATCGGCTTGAACTCATCACGGGCGGCGTGATTGACATGTGGAGCCTCGACACACCCGACGCGCCGCGTGGCCGCAAGTATCAGCGGGTGGTGATTGACGAGGCGGCGATGGTTCCGCATCTCCAAGAGGCATGGCAGGCCAGCATCCGCCCGACGCTGACCGACTATGAAGGCGATGCGTGGTTTACCTCGACGCCGAAGGGCGCGAACTTCTTTAGGACCATTTACCAGTACGGGCAGGACGCGCTACGGCCCGAGTGGAAAAGTTGGCAGATGCCCACGACGGCTAACCCGTACATCAAGGCGGCGGAGGTGGACGCGGCGCGGGCCGAACTGCCAGAGCGTATCTTTCAGCAGGAATATGAGGCGCTTTTCCTGGAGGACGCGGGCGGCGTGTATCGGAAGGTAAGAGAGGCGGCGACGGCGGAGCGTAGAGCGCCGTATGCGGGCCGCTTCGTGATGGGCGTAGACTGGGCGATGCAGGCGGACTTCACGGTGCTGGTGGTGCTGGACGTAGAGGCGCGGCGCATGGTGGATATGGACCGCTTTCACCAGATTGACTGGGCCGTACAGCGGCAACGCCTGCGCGTCCTGGCCGACAGGTGGCGCGTCGAGCGCATTCTAGCCGAACATAACAGCATTGGCGGGCCGAACATCGAGGCGTTACAGCGCGAGGGCTTGCCCGTCGAGAGTTTTGAGACGACGCCGACCAGCAAGCCGCCCTTGATTGAAAGCCTGGCGCTGGCGCTAGAGCGCAGTGAGATTGCGCTCCTTGACGACGCGGTGCTCGTGGGTGAACTGGAAGCCTACGAGCGCACGGTGTCGCCCGTCACAGGGCGCAGCCGTTACGGTGCGCCCGATGGGATGCACGATGACTGCGTGGTGGCGTTGGCCTTAGCGTGGTGGGCCTGTCTCCACGGCGGGCCGGGGATATACCTCTAATGCAAGACTTGACCCTCGCGGTGCGCGCCGCGCTCACGACCTTCAATCTCGTTCGGCAGGGCGGCGTCAAGGAGGCGGCGGCGCTGGCGCTCCCGACGTGGCAGCGCAACCGCCCTGTCGAGGTAGCGACCGACTACGCGTCTCTCGCGGGCCAGGGCTACGGGCGGAACACGCTCATCTACGCCTGTATCAGTGCGCTGGCGACCAGCGCCAGCGAAGCGCCGCCGTGTGTCACGCGTCGGGGACGCGGCGGGCAACGCGAGACGGTCGAGGGCCATCCGCTGACTCGGCTCTTGACCGCGCCCAACCCTGCCTATAGCGGCTTCGAGCTGGTCGAAGACGTGTTGACGTGCGTCCACATTGACGGCAACGCCTATCTCGAAAAGGAACGCGGCAACGGCGGCCAGGTGGTGCGCCTGTGGCCGCTGCGCCCCGACCGCGTGAGCGTCGTACCCGGCGGTGACTTCGTGCGCGGCTACCTGTACGACGTGGGCGACGGCCGAGCGCCTATCCCGCTGGCGGTTAATGACGTGGTCCACTTCAAGCTGCCCAACCCGCTCAACGCCTACTATGGTCAGTCCCCGATGGCGGTGCTGGCGCGGGTAGGTGATCTCGATAACGCCTCCATTGACTGGATGCGCCTGTTTTTCGAGAACGCCGCCGTCCCCCTCGGCATCCTCTCCACCCGTCAACGGCTCAACGAGGCCGAGGCCGAGCGCATTAAGGCGCGTTGGCAGGGCCAGCTCGCGCAGTCGGAGCGCTGGCACTCCATCGCCGTTCTCGATAGCGAGGCGAGCTATCAGAAAGTCGGCGTGGCGCTGGACGAACTCGGCATGGATGCGCTCCTGTCCACCAGCGAAGCGCGCATCTGCCAGACGTTCCGCGTCCCCCCGATCATCGTCGGGGCAAAAGTCGGCCTTGACCGCTCCACCTACGCCAACTATGCCGAGGCGCGGCAAAGTTTCTGGCAGGACACCTTGACGCCGCTCTACCAGCGGTTGGCGGCGGTCATTCAAAGCGACCTCTTGCCCGACTTTGCGCCGTCGCCTGGCGAAGAGTTTACCTTTGACCTCTCCGGCGTGGCGGCGCTGCAGGAGAACGAAGACGCGCGTTGGGCGCGGGCGCTCGGCGCGCTCCAGGCGGGCGCGCTGACCATTAACGACTTCCGCGCCTACGTGGGCCAAACGCCGTTTGGAAAAGAGGGTGACGTGCTCCTCTTGCCGTCGGGCGTCACCGTGACCCAGCCTGCCGACCTGCTCGCCAAGCCCGAACCCGCCGCGCCGCCCGCGCCCGATACGCCCGATACGATGCCGATGCAAGAGGGAGACATGAACGATGAAGCCATGCAAGCCGAAGCCCAAGCCGCCCCGCAAGTAGCCAAGTACGCGCGAGCGCCCTGGCAGCCTGACGAGTGGGCCGCGTATGTCGCCGCGATTGAGCAGCACGCGCAAGCGCTCAAGGAGTTGGGCCATGCTCCGCAGACTGATTGAGGCGGGGCTATTGCCCGCCGACGCGCGGCGCGTCCTGGCCGAAGTCGCGGCGCGCGATGGGCGCGTCCAGACGTTGGACGAAGCCGAGGCGCAAGCGGCGCAAGACGTAGGCGAAGAGAACAAGCAGGATGACCGCGTATGGTGGATGGCCAATAAGGCCGTGCCGCGCGCGTACAAGCGGCTGCTGGAGGCGGGCGATGCAGAAGACGACGGCGCGGCTTAGGCCCGACCCCCAGCGCCCCGGCTGGTTTGTGGCCTACGAGCAGGGCACGAACTGGCCTGTCTTCGCGTACCACCCCGCCACGGGCGCGATTGAGCGGCGGCATCGGGGACGCGTCACCGTCGCGTCGCTCAAAGAGATAGAAAGCGGTCTAGACAAGTCGTCGGGATAGGGGTATAATGGATGCAGTGGGAAACATGCATACAGCCGCGCTTCACGCGCCCCTGTCCTCTCGTCAGAGAGGCGGCGGGCGCGTTTCTCATATCAAGGCGGGCGGCGGCGTAGGGCTAGACGCCTACACCTGGGACGGGCGGCGCTACCGCCATGTCGAGAGCGGTAAGTTCGTGGCGCGGGCCACGATCGTCGACCTCTTGCGTGGCGTGGTCGACGGGGCGGGCGACGTGATGAGCGGGCTGGGGCGGGCAGCGGCCAAAGGCTGGATTAGCCCCGCCGTGTTCGAGCGCGCGATGCAGATCGAACTCAAGCACGCCGTCAACGCCAACACCGCCCTCGCCGCTGGGGGATGGGATCGCGTGACGCCTTCGATGCGGGGCCGCAGCGGGGCCGAGCTTAAAAAGCAGTATGCGCTCGTGCGTGGCTTCGCGGCGGAACTGGCGGCGGGCAATCTCTCACCCGAACAGGCGGCGGCGCGGGCGCGTCTGTATGCCGATGCCGCCTATGCGCGCTACGGGCAAGAAGAGCGGCGGCGGCAAGCCGCGCAGGGCGTGGCGCGCTGGCGCTGGGTGACGGCGCGGGATGACCGGGTGTGCTCGATTTGCGCCCCGCGTGATGGGCAGACGGTAGCGGTGGAAAGCCAGATGCCGCCGATCCATCCGGGGTGTCGGTGTGACGTTCAACCCCTCAAGGGCGCGCCCTGAGAGGCAAACGCGAGGCGTAGCCTATGGAAACGAAAATCCTGCCTGTCCTTGACCTGAAAGTGGACGATGCCGAGAGCGGCGTCTTTGAAGCCTACGCCTCGGTCTTTGGCGTGCGCGATAGCTATAACGACGTGGTCCAGTACGGCGCGTTTCGGAAGACCCTCAAGGAGCGCGGCGCGGTCAAGGTCTTCTACGGCCACGACATCACGCAGCCGCCCATCGGCAAGACGATGGAACTGCGCGAGGTGCAGCGCGGCAGCCTGCCCGCCGACATTCTGACACGCTGGCCGGAAGCCACGGGCGCGCTGTATGCCCGCGTCAAGCTGAGTGACACAAGCCTGGGGCGGGATGTCCTGACGCTGCTCAAGGACGGCGCGCTCAACGAAATGAGCTTTGGCTATGACGCCGTCAAAGCCGACTACGGCGACGACCCCGCCAACGGCGGGCGCGTCCGTAACCTCAAGGAAGTGCGATTGCACGAGGTCAGCGTCGTGGCCTTCCCCGCTAACCAAGCCGCGCTCGTCACCAGCGTCAAGGCCGAGACGTGGGCCGAGATGGGCTATACGACGGACGAGATTAACGCGCTCCTGGGGGCCGAGATGGATGCCGACGCCGAACGCGCCGCCCTCGACGCGGTCCTGGCGCGGCTGGACAGTCGCCGTAAGGCGCTGACCCCCCGCGCCCCTGTGACCGTCGCCGCGCTCCGCTTGCGGGCGTTGGCGCTCTTGGCGGAGGGCTAAATGCCAAGCGCGATTTACCGCACCATTTACCAGGGCGAAGCGACCATTAACCCCGCTGGCACGGCGGGCAGCATCGTCTTCGGCGGCGCGATTGACGAACTGGTCATCACCCCGACCATTGGTGTCTTCGTCGGCGCGGCCAACACCCTCGGCACGGCCACGACGGGCACGACCACTAATGGCCGCTATTACGTGCCGAGCGGGGTGACGCGCCGCCTGCCGTGGCAGGGGAGCATCGTCTACTGTGTCAACTTCACCGCCGCCCAGACGGGGACCGTCTTGGCGGAGGGGTGGGTCTTGTAAGCGCCAGCCGAGCCGCGTTCAGCACTCACTGGCCCCGTATGAACTTATCCGCGAGCCGCGCCAGCACTCGCCTTGAGGTAGGAGACACACACCATGAACGTGTGGCAGCAGGCGCAAGCCGAGATGAAGAGCCTCATTAAGCAGGCCCAGGCGCTCATTGAGCAGCACGGCCAGGACGGGACGCTCCCGCCTGAGATTTTGTCTCAGGTCGAGACGCTTTACAGCCAGGCCGAAGCGAAGAAGGCCGAGATGGAAGCGGCGCGCAAGGCCGACGAAGCCCGCGCCAAGTTCGGGCAGTTGGACGGCTGGTTGACCGAGACGACGGGCCGCCGCAGCCGTGAGGACATGGGCGAGGCCAAGCGCGCGGGCGCGCCGCAGGACACGGGCGCGGCGCTCTACGAGGCCCGCTATGGCGAGCCGCCGCGCGCCGTCAAGACGCTGGCGCGCGAACTCTACGGCGACGACTACGAGGGCATGCGCCTTCACCAGTGGCGCGCGATCAACAAGTGGTTCCGCCAGGGCGACAGCGGCCTCAAGGCCGAGGACTGGGCGGTGCTGCGCCAGCCCATCTTGACGCCGTCGCAAATCGAGCAGGCCGTCAAGCTCGGTATGGACCTGATGCAAGTCAAGGCCACGCTGGTCGAGGCGAGCGACACCCTGGGTGGCGTGTTCGTGCCCGAAGACATCCGCCTCAACATCATCCAGCGCATGGCGGGCCTGACGGTCGTGCGCGGTCTGGCGCTTGGCATTTCCACCAGCCGCGACGCGGTCGAGTGGCCCAAACTCCTCGGCGGCACCAGCCGTTACACGTCGGCGGTGCGCGTGTCCTGGACGGGCGAAGTCCCACCCAACACGACATTCAGCGAGACGAACCCAAGCTTTGGCTTCGAGCGCATCCCCATTCACACCGTCATGGCCTCCACCTACTTCAGCCGCAACCTCCTAGAAGACGCGGCGGTGGACGTGGTCGGCATCGTGACGCGCCTCTTCGCCGAGGCCGCCGCGATTGACGAGGATGAGCAGTTCCTGGTGGGCAGCGGCACGGGCAAGCCGCAAGGCATCTTGCCTGGCTCGACGAACGCCCTGGGCCTGACGGAAGTGGTCAGCGGTCACGCCACGCTCATCAACAGCATCGACCCGCTCAAGAAGCTCAAGCGCGCCGTCAACGCCCAGTACCGCAGCCAGACCAGCGGCTTCATCGGCAACTCCACCACGGGCCAGGCCATCGAACTCCTCAAGGACGGCGACGGCCTGTACATGGTGCCGGACCTGGACGACGGGCTGCTCCGCAAGCGCTGGCTGGAGAGCGAGGCCATGCCCGACATTGGGGCCAACACCTATCCCATCGTCTATGGCGACCTGGGCGGCTATGCCATCGTGGACCGCGTCGGCATGACCGTCGAGCGTTACATGGACTCGACGCAAGCGCTCAATAACCGCGTCCTGTACGTGATGCGCCGTCGCCTGGGCGGGCAGGTAGTCGAGCCGTGGCGTTTCGCGGCCCTCAAGGTCAGCGTGTAGGAGACAGCCATGAACCACATTGACATTCTCAGCCAGTCGGTGCGTACCGACCCGCTGCGCTCCCCGCAGAACACGGTGGGGACGGTGACGACCAGCTACCTGAGCGTCCAGGACTACGAGAAGATCGAGTTTCGCCTGTACGTCGGCAACATCCCGACCAGCGCGACCGTCAACGCCGTTGTGCTCAAGGCCACCGACTCCAGCGGCACGGGCGCGACCACTGTCACCAGTGGCAGCATCACGCAGCTGGGTGACACCGACGACGACAAGATGGTGAGCGTCGACGTGCACGCCCAGGCGCTGCTCCCGACGAGCGCGGGCGGCACGGCCTACACCTACGCCGCGCTACGCGTGACGGCCACCGACACCTGCCTGGCCGCGATTTGGGCCAACCGCTACAACGCGCGGCACGGCACCGTCACCCAGGCCACCGCCTACGCCGAGCGCGTCAACGTCTATTAGGAGGCGCGATGCCTGATCTGACCTACACCGTCCCGCTGCAAGAGCGGCAGGGCGGGGCGCAACTGGTAGCGGCCGCCACAGGGACGATCACCGCCGAGAGTGGCGCGCTCATTGACATCCAGAGCGGGGCCACCCTCAACCTCGACGGCACGGTCAAGGTGGGCGGGAACACCGTCTACCTACCGACCGCGAGCGCCGCGTCGAAACGCCTCGTCATGGGCGGCACAACCGTCACGGGGACCGTCGCCATCAACTTCAGCGGCACGCTATCGAGTGTCGATAGCGCCGTCGCCTGCCTGGGCACGAGCCAGAGCGCGACGGACCCTGACGCGGTGACGGTCGCCGTCTCGTCAACGACCGTGACGTTTAAGGTGTGGAAGGAGGACGCCTCGGCCAGCGCCGTTGCGACCCCCATCTACTACTTTGTCAGCGGCACGGGCGCGTAAGCGATCCGCCTCCCCCTCTCCCTGGCGGGCCGAGCTTCCCCCTCTCGGCCCGGCCCGCCAGCGGCGGGGGACACACCCTTGCGAGGGGACGATGAAGACAGCCGAGTACGACACCAAGCTTGCCGCGCCCGCGACGGCCAACAAGACGGCCATCCCCGTCGCCGCGCCGGTCCTAGCGGGTAACGAGCGCGCCTATGTGCTGGACGTGCTGGAGAGCACACAACTCAGCATGGGCGCGTATGTCGAGCGCTTTGAAGCGGCCTGGGCGCGCGAGTGCAGCGTGCCGTATGGCCTCTCGTGCAGTAACGGCACGGCGGCCTTGCACCTGGCGCTCTTGGCGCTGGGGGTCAAGCCGGGGGACGAGGTCATTGTCCCCACCCTGACCTTCATCGCCACCGCCAACGCCGTCACCTACTGCGGCGCGCGGCCCGTGCCCGTCGATGTCGATGCCGCGACGTGGGCTATCAGCCCGTCAGCGGTCGAGGCGGCCATCACGCCGCGCACTGTCGGCATCATCGCCGTCCACCTCTACGGCCTGCCCTGTGACATGGGCGCGCTCCAGGCCATCGCCGAGCGCCACGGCCTGTGGCTCGTGGAGGACGCGGCCCAGGCGCACGGCGCAGAGTACCGGGGTCAACGCGTCGGCTCTCTATCCGACGCCGCGACATTTAGCTTCTACGGCAACAAGATCATCACCTGTGGCGAGGGCGGCATGGTGACGACACGCCGCGCGGATGTGGCCGATAAGGTGCGCCTCTTGCGCGGTCAGGGGATGACGGCGCAGTATTGGCACTCCGTCATCGGCCATAACTACCGCCTGACCGACTTGCAAGCGGCCATTGGACTAGCCCAGGTGGAGCGGCTGGACTGGCATCTGCGGCGGCGGCGCGCCGTCGCTATGTGGTACCGGCGTAAGCTGGCCCACGCGCCCGTCACCTTCCAGGCCGAGTCACCCGACTGCGACAGCGCCTACTGGATGAATACGGTCCTCCTGGGTGGGCCCAATAGCGTCGGGGTTATCCAACGCCGCCTCCAGGAACACGGCATCGAGACGCGGCGCGTCTTCCTTCCGCTTCACCGCCAGCCACCCTACGCCATAGACGGTCGGGCTATGTGGGCGGCGGACGTGGTAGCGGCGGCGGGGCTGACCCTGCCTACCTCGGCGGCGCTGGACGCGCTCCATATCACGCGCGTCTGCGAGGCGCTAGAGAATGCGCTGGGGGGACCGTATGCCTGAGCCGCAAGTGGTAATGCTGTCCTTTTGGCGCGATGACAGCGCGCGCCGCCTGGAAGAGCGCGCGGCGCATCTACTCGCCAAGACCTACCCCGCGCTCCGCTACGTGTGGGTGGTGGGCGACAGCGACGACGACACGGCGGCGCGGCTGGCGCGGGTGGTCCAGGCCAGCGCGCGCGACGTGACGCTCTTGACGATACGGACCTACATCCCGGACCGCTTCGAGCGATTGAGCGAGACGGCCAACGTCGGCCTCGACTGCGTCAACGCGGCGGACGCGTATGTGGTCATCCACGAGAGCGACATTGTCAGCCCACCCGATGTAGTCGAACGCCTGGTGGCCCACGCGCAAGCGGGGCGCTGTCCTATCGGCGCGTGGCCCGTGCTGACCATCCCCGGCCACGCCACGCTCTTTTACGACATCTGGGCGGTGCATAAGGACGGGCAGAACTTTGCCAACTATCCGCCGTACCACCCCGCCTACGTCCCCGACCGGGCGTTTGAGGTGGACGGGCTGGGGACGCTATGGCTGATGGATGCCGCTGATATTCGGCGCGGCGTGCGCGCCTATCGCGCGGCGGCGCGGGAACTGTGCGCGGCGCTCAAGGCGCGCGGGCGGCGGCTGTGGATTGACCCGACGCTCGCGGTTGAACAGCCGTTCGACCTATGGCACTTTCACAACACGGAGACAGCCCCGTCATGAGCACCTATGGGTATCTGGGGCAAGGCGTGGCGATCTACGAGCCAGTACTCATCCTCAAGCCGGAAGTCGTGCGGCTGGCGGACCATGCGCGCCTGGACAGCTTTATCAAAATCGAGGGCGGGCAAGGGGTGGACATCGGCGCGTATGTCCATATCTCTAGCTTCTGCCACGTCAACATCGGCGGCGGGCGGGTCTACCTGGGCGACTTCTCAGCCCTCGCCAGCGGCGCGCGCATCCTGGGCGGCTCCAACCAGCCCGACGCCATCACCATGAGCGCGGCGGCCCCGCCGCACATGCAGCACGTCACGCGCGCCGTCACCCGTCTGGGGCCGTATGCCTTCCTGGGCGCGGGGGCCACGCTGATGCCGGGCGTCAGCGTGGGCGAGGGCGCGGTCATCGGGGCGGGCGCGGTGGTGACGAAGGACGTGCCCGCCTGGGAGATTTGGGCGGGTGTCCCTGCCAAGAAGATTGGGGAGAGGCAGCATGGCGGACAGTGACGCGGCCTACACGACGGTCAGCGCGGTCAAGGCCGAGCTTGGCGTCACCAGTACGAGTGACGACGGCCTGTTGTCGGCGCTCATCACGCAGGCCAGCCGTCGCATCGATGCGCTCTGCGCGCGGCGCTTCTATACGCCGACGGCGGACGAGACGCGCGTCTTTGACCTGCCCGCCGATGTGCGCGGCGACCTGTGGCTGGATGAGGACTTGTATAGCCTGACGAGCGTGGTCAACGGCGATGGGACCACCATCGCGGCGGACACCTACGTCCTCTTGCCCGCCAACAAGACGCCCAAGTATGCGCTGCGCTTGCGCGCCGCGCGCGGCGTGGTGTGGCGCTACAACGCCACGGGCGACAGTGAGCAGGTGATCCAGGTCGTGGGCAAGTGGGGCTATAGCGCGAGCGCGCCCGACGCCGTCCAGCGCGTGTGCCGCGCCATTGTCAAACACTGGTATACGCGCCGCGCCGATAGCGCCATTCAGTCCACGTCCATTGGCGACTACTCCGTGACGTATGCCAGCGCCGCGCCGGACGCGGGCGACTTGCCGCCGGGCGCGCTGGACGACCTACGGCTGGGCGGGTTTATCAAGACGACTGTCTAGTTTCCTAAGCACGCGCGGCGCAAGAATAGTGAGCGATAAGGGCGCTTATCGGCAACTATTCGGCCTCGCCAGAGGACAGCATGGCCGACCCGGTATTCACATCTCGCTTTATCCACGCCGCGACGGTGCTCCGCAAGACGGAGAGCGCCGACGGCATTGGCGGCGTGACGAATACGTGGTCAACGGTGGTCGGAACACTAACGGGCCTCGTCCAGCCGACACCGCTGGAACAGTCCACCATTGCCAAGCTGAAGCTCTACTGCGTGGCGGGGAGCGACATTCAGGACGAGGACCGCGTGACGGGGCTGCGCCTGACGGACGGCACGGCCCACACGCAGTATGGCAACAAAACGTACCACGTCAAGAGCGTGGTAGACCCCGGCGGCCAGGGGCATCACCTCATGGCCTTCCTGGACGAGTTGAGCGGCTAGCCCGCAGGAGGTTGCGACCTGTATGCAGCGCGTCATGATTTTTGCCACGGCCCCCTGGATAAGCAGTGGCTACGCGAGTGCAGCGCGCTATGTGTCGCTCTTACTCAAGGAGCGCGGCTATGAGGTGGCCTTTCACGGCTGGAATAGCATCCAGGGCCGCACTGAGTGGATGGGGATGCCCGTCTTTGGCATGGGCTACACGCTCACGGGCTGGGATGTCCTGCCGGGGCACGTCCAGTTCTTCGAGGCCGACACCCTCCTCGTCATTGCCGACCCGTGGATCAATCGGCCCCACCACGAGTTGTGGAAGCAAGGCCACGATGCCCGCGTCGTGTTCTGGTATCCCTGCCAAAGCGACCCGCCGGGCCAGACGCTTCTCGACAGCCTGAAGGTGGCCGACGACCTCTTGTGCTACTCGCAGTGGGGCAACGACGTGGTCACAGCCGCAGGCGAGACACGGACGAAGTACGTACCGCTGGGAGTGGCGACGCACGTCTATCAGCCGTTGGACAAGACCGAGCAAAAGGCGTGGCTGTCCAAGCGCGTCGGGGCGGACCTGACGGGGCGCTTTGTCGTGGGCATGGTGGCCGCCAACTCGTCCACCCTGCCCCTGATGCGGAAGGCATTCGACCAGAACATGCGTGCGTTTCGGCGCTTCCTGGATGCGGTGGACGCGACGGCGGCGCTGTATCTCCACACCGAGCCGTCTGGCATGGGCAGCGGGATTGACCTCCCCGCGCTGGCCGCCGCGTGCGGGCTAGAAGTCGGCAAACACGTCTTCTTCCCCAACCCCTATTTCTACCGCACGGGCTGCCTGGATGACGTATGGATGGCCAAGATGTATAACGCGTGCGACGTGATGACCCAGGCGACGATGGGCGAGGGCTTTGGCCTGCCGATTTTGGAAGCGCAAGCCTGTCACGTCCCCGTGGTAGTGAGTGATTGGTCTTCGATGCCGGAACTGACGGCCTACGGCTACGTTGCGCCGACCGTCGCCCAGGTGTGGGTGCCCGAACCGATGTTCGGTTTTGTCGGGATGCCAAGCGAAGACGGGATACTCACAGGTCTGCGCGCTGCCTATGAAGGGGAGCAATCCGACGTGTGGCTCGGCACGCCAGCGGAAGGGCGCGCGCACGCCGAAGCGTATGACTGGCAGCGCGTGGTCGATGACCACCTCTTGCCCGCGCTAGGAGAGATATATGAACGAGAACCCGCTCCCGCCTGACGCGGACAGCATCATTCGGCGCTGGGCCGCCCAATTGCGCGAGGATAGCGTGCTGGTGGCTGCGCTCCAGGCCGGGCGCAAGGTGGACGTGACGCTATTCGCCAGCGGCGGGCGCGTGGTGCGCCAGCCGCAGATCACCATCGTCCCCGACAGCCTGGCGGGGGCGACGAATGCGCGTTAGCACGCGGGTCAAGGTGGACGCGGGGCCGCTGACCGCCTTACGCGGCTCGGCGCGCGCCACGGTGCGCGCCGCTATCCAGGAACAAGCCGACCGCACGCTCAAGTACGCCCAGGAGTTCGCGCCGCAAGGCAAGAGCGAGGGGCGCGGCGGGGACAAGCCCTTGCGCGACACGCTCTACCGCCGCGTCGTGACCGATAGTGACCGCATGGAGTTCTGGGTGGGCAGTACGTCCGTCAAGGCGCTGTGGGTGACGAAGGGGACGCGACCCCACCTCATCCTGCCCCAGCGCGCCAAAGTCTTGCACTTCTTTGTCAACGGCGAAGAGGTGTTTACGCGGCGCGTCCACCATCCGGGCACCAAGCCCGACCCGTTTCTGGACCGCGCCGCCGAGCGCGCGCAAAACGAAATGCTGGGGCGGCTCGTGCCCATCCTCCAACACTGGGCGAAAGGGCGCGGGCGATGAGTGTCAAGGTCGTGGAGGCGGCGCTCTACGCGCGGCTCACGGGCGACGCGACGCTGATGAGCCTGGTGGGGCAAGGCGTCTGGAACACCGACCGCCCACTGGAAGAGAACCTGGACTTTAGCCAGCCCTTGACGTGGGTCTACTTCGTGGTGGAGCGCGGCGGGGACACCAACGACGCGACGGGCGAGCGCTTCAAAGAGATTATCGTGCGCGTCATGGCGTGCGCCCACTTCACGCTCTCGCTGACCGACGCCTTGACCATCGACGAGCGGCTGGACGCGCTCCTGACGGGCTGGGAGCCAACCTTGAGCGGCTGGCCGAACGTGTGGGGCTTTGACCGCGAGGAGACGATGCAGGTCATTGTGACGGGCGAGGACGACGCGGTGCTGGAATGGCAGGCGGGGGCGACGTACTCGCTGGGGTACGGCACCGGATGAGCGGTGAAAAGGCGCTGTTTCAAGCGCTGTACGCGCGGCTCACGCTCGACCAGACGCTGGTCGACCTCGTCACGGGCGGCGTGTGGGCCGGGCGGCTACCCGACCGCAACAATGTCCGGCGCTTTAGCTGGAACGGCAGCGCGGGCGTGTACGGGGCCACGCTCGTCGCCGCGCCGACGTGGGTGGAATATCTTGTCGCCAGCGGCGGGCAACTCAACGACGCGACGGGGCCGCTCTGGAACGACTTAGAGGTGCGTATAGACGCCAAGAGTGCCGATAGCCTGCTCGCGGCGGTCAACGTCGAGGCGCGCGTCGATCAACTCCTGACGGGCTGGACGCCGACGCTCACGGGCTATCCGGGCGTGTGGGCGGTGGACAAGGTCAACGAGGGGCGCGACCGCGCCCCGCCCGTGTGGATCGCGTATGGCGTGTATCGGCTCCGTTACGGTGACGGCTAACTCTGCGGAGTGGCGAACACCTGACAGGCGTCTCCTCTGGGGAGGGTAGGCGCAGCAAGACCGATGAGGAGAACAGCATCATGGCTCGCTACTCTGGTAAGAACCTGTATGTGTCTTTCAACGGCACGGCCATCAGCCCCGTCCGCTCTATCACCATCGATGACGAGTCGCCGGAGATTGACGCGACGGCGGCGGCGGACACGCGCGGCGTGTTTGTGAGCGGCGTCCCGCTCTCGTCGTGGTCCGTCGAGGCGATGGATGACGACACGACCAACACGACCTTCAGCGCGCTCCAGCCCGGCACGTCCGGCTCGCTCATCGTCGCGCCGCAGGGCACGGCGACGGGCAAGAAGAAGATTTCCTACACGGACGCCATCGCGCTCAAGCGCAGCCGCGCCACGCCCTACGCGGATGTGGTGATGGTCACGGCATCGGGGCGCGTCAACGCGTCGGAAACGCTGGGCACGTACTAGCCTCTTCACTCTCTTCCTTGCGAGGTGACACATGACTGAGCAACTCAATACTGAGACGGCGGCGACGGTGGTCAAGGCGGGGGAGCGTATCCCGCTCTACGGCGGCGGCTACGCGGTGTTTAAGCGCCCGAAGGCCAAAGCCGTCTTCACGTTCCAGGCGGCCAGCGTCGAGGGCGACGCGGCGGCCAACATCGAGGCGGGCAATAAGATGCTCGCGGCGATTGTCAAGGAACTGCGCGCCATCGACCCCGACACCGACGCGCCGATGACCCTGGACCCGCGCGACCCGGCCAGTTACGGCGAACTGGACGGCGGCGACTACGCGGTGTTGTCGAAGGCGGGTGGCGACTTCGTCCGCACGCTCTTCGACGTGGGAAACTAGGTCGGCAGACGTTCCTCGCCCTGCTCTACCCGGACGGCGAGGACCGTCTGCCCTGGCCCGCCATGCGCTGGATACTCGCCGAGCGCTACGGCTGGACGCTGGACATCATCGACAACCTCGACCCCGCCGACATTGCCGAGGAAGCGGCGGTGCGTGACGCGCTAGACAAGGTGCGCGCCATTCGGGGCGGCGGTGGTCCGAGCACGACGTTTGACGAGGTCTAGCCCTGCGGGGCGTCCCCCTCTCTCGCTATCCCTCCTGGCTTTGCGAAGCGCAGACACAGCGGCATAGGACAAGCCTATGGCGGGCGAAGTCGCGCGAATTTATGTCAGTATCGGGGCCGACGTTGGCGAACTGACGGCGGGGCTGAGCAAGGCGCAGTCCAGCATGGCCGCCGCCGCGAGCGCCCTGTCCGGTCACGCGGCGGGCATGGCGGGCGGCTTTCATGCCGTCGGCGCGGGCGTGCAGAGCGCCGCCGCCCAGACCCAGGCGTCGGCCTCGGCCATGTCAAGCGCCTTTGCCTCGATGGGCGCGGGCGCGGTGGCGGCGGGGACACTCATCGCCGGGGCCGTTACCGGCGCGATGTCGTCCTTGACCAACGCCGTCGGCGGCCTGGCGAGCGGCATGGTGGCGGGCAATGCCGAGTTCGAGCGCTACGAGACGCAGTTGAGCGTGCTCCTGGACAGTACCCAAGCCGCCAAAGACAAGATGGCGG